TCCATATTTAAGGTTGATTTTTTCTTGTTAATTTAACTTCTATTTCAGGATTATATCTAAATATTTCTTCTTCAGCATAAGGTAAATCTTCTAATTCATCAATATACTTTTTAGCAATATTTAGATCTTTATAACCAAGAAATGTAGCTAATTCTTGAAATAAGTCTTGTTCTTTATAAAATATCTTCCATCTTTTAGATATTTGTCCATTAATTACCTGCGGAATACATTCTTTTATATAATTTCTATCAAACTGTGAATATTTACCAGCTATGAAATTAGGTATAATACTCTTGTATCTATTAGGAATTTCAAATACAAATACAATACCTTCCTTAGTATCATATTCATCTCTGAAATTATTATAACTTCTTAATACACTAGCACATCTTTCAAAATGCTCTAATTGTTCAGGTTTAAATAATAAATATATACAATTTTCATAATCCCATCTAATATCATATTCATGATCTTGAATATAAGCATTAACAAAACCATTTTGGATTAATAAACTATCATTTAGTTTTAAAGAGCGTAATATAAATCTTGTAGTTTTATTATATTGTGTTTCAACTTTTGTTTTAGTCACTATAATTCAATAATTCCTTCGTTTTCAATTATATTTTTATCATAAGACCACTCATTATTATCCATATACCATTTATAATCTGAAATTAATTGAATTATTCCTTTGTAATATTTATCATTTTTATAATAACCATGTAAAGCATTATTTAAAAGATTGTCACTACATTTATAGATTAAAGGAAATCCTATAGTTTTTGTAGACTCAACAATAAAATAGAATCCTGAAATAGTATAATCTTTTAAATACACCCATTGATTCTTTACTAACCATGTAAAAGCTAATCCATAAAAAGCAGCTTGTATGTCATATCTATATTGATATAAACTTGATTCAAAACTAAATGTAGATTTACCTGTAGTTTTAAGATCAATTAACATTATAGTTTTATCAACATGATTAATTATAACTTTATCTAACTTTGATTTACACTTAATATTATCATATTCCCAGTATATTTCTAATTGATTGTGTATTTCTAAATTACTAAAGTCAGTATTAAAATATTTAGATGTAAATCTATTATTTTGTAAACTATTTGTGATATTTTTAACTAAGTCATATTGAGAAACTGTTAATAATTGCTTACCTTCATTATTTATATTAAAAATATTCTTTTTAATTAGATAATTATAGTAATTCATGTACTTATCACTAAATTCTTTAATAACAGTATCTAACTTTTTCTGTTTAATACCTGCATATTCAAATGCTTCTTTATAACAATCTTGTGTAATTTCTCCACAATTTTCATTATGTACAAGATAATCTATAAATTTTAACATTTGAGGAGATGGTAAATCTTCATCAAACTTATCAAATTCAAGGTAGTAATAATCCCAAAATTTATCTGACTCTGTTAATAATATATCTACTGCTGAACCTATTATAAAATGCTCTTTCTCCTCACTATCCTGCTCCATTTGAGATTTATAATAAGCTGGTCCAACAGATAAAGCCCTTAATTTAGAATAACTTATAGAATCATTCTTGAAATAATCACTCATATTTGCTTATATTTGCCACTATCAGCGAATTCCTGAAATTTTTTCAATTTATAAGCTATTCTTTTATCTATTTTATCAGAATCAAATATTTTCTTTAAAATATCTAATCTAATTTGAACATCTCCTATTTCATCAATTATTTCTTGATCAAATACTTTAGTAGGTTTTGTAAGCTTTTGTGTTAATACAAGAGAAAGTTCTTGTAATTCTTCTGAAGCTTTATGAAGGTTATATTCATAACTATTTGATTTAGATAATCTTGTTATAATACCTTCTCTTGTTATTTCCATATCATCGTGTGTTATATTCATTATTTTAATTCAATCCATACACCAGGATTATCTTTATTATACTCATGTTTTTCAAAAATTGGAATAATTTCATCTGCATTATCATCAGGTATCCATTCATATTTAACCATTTCATCTTGTACAGCTTGAGCAGGATTAATAAAATCAAATTTGTGTTTAGTACCTCTTATAAATTTAAAATATACTTCAACTGGTTTTTTTCTTTTATCAAATTCTTCTCTAAACTCTTTAGCGTGTTTCTCCCAATATTCTTTACTCTCTTTCCACCATTTTTGTGTGGCTTTACTAGCAATAGAGAATCTCCCAGTCCATATACGTGAGTTTTTTGAACTGGGAGTTGCTCCAGGTATCCATATTTTAATCAATAAATAGCATTTAATACACCATTATTGAAAGTAAAATCATGATCATTTTCATATTCTATGGTTTTTCTTCCATAATAGTCTTTGTTTTCAAAACTTTTTAACATTTGTTGTTTTCTATATTCAATATATTCAATTAAATATTGACTTACATTATTATTATAATCTGATGAATAAAAAGACTTATCAAAATTATTAATATAACCTTTCAATATATCACTCAATGTATAAGATACTTGATTTCTCAATATTTGATTTGTATATTGTTCAGCATATTGAATTATTGCAGATGTTATAAATAACCAATTACTTACTTTAATATGGTTAAATGTAGGTGTGTGCAATCTCCATTCAATTGTTTTCTTCTGACTAAACATATAAGGGTGAAGGTTAACCCACATATATCTACTGTGATAATTCCATTTGTCTAAATTACCTTTAGGATGCATTAAACTATTTAAATTAAAGTTATTATCTGTTACAGACACTGCATTATCTGATAAAAAATAATAAATTCTATCAAATGCTTCTTTAGTCAAATTTTTAGCCTCACTTACTGACTTAATGCTATTAAAGTCAAATTCATCTAACATAAGATCTGGTAATTTTTGACAATAATTCTTTTGAAAACCACTTACATATTTTTCAGGACTTAGTTTATAAGCAGGGAATAAAGAAAATACCTCATTTTGTAAATTGTAACATAATTTATAAAAAGCTATTACAAATTCTTCAGTTCTTTTCTTTAAACTTCCTAAATGTATATGTAAACTACATTTTTCATTAAATTCACATCTTTTAGATAATTCAAAAGATAATTTCTTTATAGTTTCTAATCCATAATCAGATTCTAAAGGTATAGTTGTATATTCATAAGGTTCTACACCATCAGGTGTTCTTAAACTACCATCCTTTAAAGGAACAACTCCTAGTGGACCCAATAGATTTTTAGGAATAGTACCATTTGATGATTCATATTCTATACCAAAAGAATAAGGTATTAATTTAGAAGCTAATCCTGTATTAGGACTTAATTCTAGAAATTTCTTATTTTCACCATATTCCTTAATTACTTTTAAATATAAACTATTATTTGCATCAGCATTATATGCTAATTTATTAATTCCTTTATATTTAACAATAGTTTTAGATTGATATTTTAATTTTAATCTTTCATTATCTGTTTTTATGAAAGAGAATTTAGAAAAATCTTCTACATAACCATTTTCTTCAGCTACCTCTTTTGAAACACATGGTATTTCTCCTCCATTGATACTGTCTATTAAAGTAACTGTAGTATAAGGATTAAATTTAAAATAACCTTCTTTTAAATTTTTATCTACTATTCCTTTAATTAATGAGGAGTTTTCTTCTAAATCCTTAGTTAATTCGTAAGCTTTAGTTTCATAATTATAAGATATTTTTCCAGTATTTAGTCTAAACCATCTATATTTACCAGTATTATCTCTAACATAAAAACAGTCAATATTCATTTCATAATATTGATTTAAAATCTTTTTACAATTTTCCGAACTAACTATCCTACCATTCCACGTTGTAACAGTATCAATTTTTTTACTTAATTCAATCATTTCTTTTCTTTTTCTCATTTAACTATATATTAAACCTGTTTCTGATCCAACCATCACTGGATTTTTTGTATTAGATGATCCTGATTTATATCTAATTAATACATTCTTTAAAGTGTTAAGCTTATTATATAATACAATATCTTCTTTTTCAGTTTCATTCATTAAAGCTTTAAAACTTGATATTAATTCTTGAAATAAATTGTCTATTTTCTCTTCAGCTTCATTAGAAGAAGGTTTATCAGATTTATGCTGAATAGAACTACCTTGTTTTTTAAAGGGAAACTTCTCAAAATCTGCTTGTTCTGAAAAATCAGTGATAACTTTTTCAATAGTACCTAAATTTATATCAATAATTTTAGCTTTCGCAAAATAACCTGATTGAAAAGTATAAACTCTTGAATAATCAAATAATGGTGTAAAATTTCCAGTATAAAAACCAAGATGTTTATTACTATTATCTCTTAAACAAGCTGTTCCTGAAGTATCATCTGGAGCTACTATTACTCCATAACAATAATTTGCCAGATTACTGTAATTTAGTAACTTATCATTATACCACATGAATTTTTTATCTTCGTCACACTTTTTAAAGTATGCATCAGCATGTTCTTTAGATTTAAATAAAAATCCTTGGAAGAAATGGTATTCAAATAAATCTTCTTTATCTAATTCAGTTTTATCTTCTGCAAAACCATAAATATCAAGCTTTAGAGTTTCGTAAGTATTTTTATCTCTTCCTATTATATGACCATTTCTAGTATATCTACCTTTCCAAAAAGTAACTTTTGATCCATATTTTGATTGGTCTAATACAAATGGTTCATTATCAATAGTAACATATTGACCATTACTAGATACCTTACAAAATTGATTATATCTTGAAAAAGCATAATTTTCAAAACATAATTTATGTAATTTAGCTGTTTTCAATTGTTTATTTTCTGTCTTCACATTAGATCTAAAAGGAACTTGATTATTATAACCAGCAGATTGACCATAACCATAAACAGTAGAATTATCATCTTCTTTTTCTCTTTTAATAAGTTTAATATATGGTTTTTCTCCTATTTTAATACGTATTAATTGATTTAAAGGAACAGTAGTAACTGAATTAATATCACCACCAATAAAATATAAGCTTTCTTTAATTGATGAAAAATAAATACTAGATTCACTTTCTTTATACATGAATAAAGGTCTTTCTTCCTTTAATTCTTTAGCAAAGTATTTTTCTCTTGTTGCACCCTTAAATAAATACAATACATTTTTTTCTTCAGGATAATACCACAAACATGTAGCTGCTCCTTCATAATCTTCAAATACTTTATGATTATTAGGATTTGTTTTTGAATCAGCTAATATATTCATTAATGTTATAGAATCAATTTTACCTTCTTTAACATTGTATTTTTTAGATAATGATAAAGCATTATTAATAGTTCCATTATGAACACCTATTAACTTAACAACACCTTTCTTTGTTTTTACTTGTATAGGATGTGCACAATCTATATCATCTTTAGTAGCTCTTACACTAGCTTGTCTAGTATGACCTAGAATAATATAGTTTTGATGTTCTTTAACTGCTCTTAAAGTATTATTTTCACAAAATGTTGACCAATTTGCATTATCATTAACACCTTTTGAGATTTTATCATTTATAACAATACCACAAGCATCTGACCCTCTTGTAATATTGTACATTCCTAAACTTTTTATTTTTTCAATATTTGCTGGTTCAGAACCAATATATGCAAAAATTCCACACATTTATTTTATTAATTTTAAAATTTGATTATAATATATTTCACTACCTTTTTCTCCTAGTGATGGAGCACTATTTGTTTCTAGAATGATGAAATCACAAGTTTTTCTCTTGATTCCATCTTCATTTTTAGAACTTTGAACTCTAACATCTACAGCACAAATATCTAATCCTACAGCTACACAAGCTTTAATTGCATGTTGTTGTATTTCTTCCCAATTAACAGGTTTGTCAAATAAAGGATTATCTTCACCTGCCCAAACACAATTATCAGAGTTAAAATACCATCTTTCTTTAGCATCATTCTTTCTTAGTTTTCTCCAAGATAAGAAATTACCATCTTTAGTAACATGTAGTCTATATTCTCTTGCATAATTGTAATATTCTTCAAAGATATACCCAGATAAGTCTTTACTTTTCATCCATGTTTCAAGAGATTTTTGGTCTCTGTGTAAGATATTACCTGCACCACCTTGACCAAATAATGATTTAGATAATATTGGATATTCTAGAGCATTAATTGATTTAGAAATAGATTCTCCAGTTGTTTGATAACTAAATTCTCCATTTTTATAAATCCACCAATTAGCAGTTTTAACTCCAGCTTTAGTAAAAGCCTCTTTCATCTCTCTCTTATTCCTTGAAATTTCAATAGCTTCACATTTATTAATTTCTAATACATTAGTTCTTGAACTAATCTCTTCAATTGGTGTTAAACTACCTAATCTTACAATAATAGGTCTATTATGAAATGTATTATAAAGCTTATCTCTTAAATCTTCAGCTGTATGATTTTTAGTTCTAAGTCTAATACGAAATTGTGTTATTACTTTTTTCTTTGTTTTTGTTATTGACATATCTAATTTTACTTACATTGTTGAAAAATCCTGAATTGTGTACGTCACCATTAGTTTTTAATTGTTCCCATGATTGTTGATTAATATTACATTGATCATATAAAAATATCATTAGACTATTATAATTATTATTAATCATATATTTATCACATTTGTCTAATAAATACTTAGATTCATCATATAATGTGCTAATATAATTTTCTAAATTACCATTATAATAAAATCCTATTCTACATAATAAAGTAAAAGCACTGAATATCAAAGGTAATTGTATCCATTCTTTACTAAAATGTATAATAAATTTCTTATCTATAAGTTCAACTGTTGTTAAACTATAATTTCTTAAAGTTTCTATTTCATTTAAGAATCCTTGTAAATTTAGAGAGTATTCTAAAAGCTTCTCTTCTGATACATTTGATAAGTCAAAAGTATGTGAATAAACACATAAAATTAGATTTTCTTGATCTTTAAAAGTATTTGTTGGTTTAGAATGTTGACCATAAACAATCATTTCTTTACCAGTTAATTCACTCCAAACAGTATCTTGTAAAAAGTCTTTACAACAAACACCTAAATTTATTCCTTCATAATTATTGTTTAAAAATTGATAAGCCCATCCATCATGTTTACCATTGTAACTTGATCCGTATTCTTTAAGTTTAAGACTACCATTTAATACATTCACTTCTTCCATTGTTCTTTTTTAATATTTCATTTACTTTTGAAAAATGTGAACATCCACTAAAAGTTATTTTACCTCCTGAATAAAATTGTGCAGCAGGATGTGGACATTCTAATATATAATTTGTACTACTATATATTTTTTCTTTGTTTTTTTGAGCATCTTTACCCCATAATAAATATATAACTCCAGTATTATATAAATTTAATTGAGCTAAAACATAATCAATAAAAGGTACCCATAAATCTTTATGAGCATTTACATTTCCAACAACTGTAGTTAGAGAACTATTTAATAATAATACCCCTTGTTTAGCCCATCTTGATAGATTTGTATCAACATCAGTGTTGGAATATTCTGTTTCATTATTATAAACATCTCTTTGTACTTCTCTTAATATTACATTTAATGATTTAGGTACATGTTTATCATCAAAATCCTTCTTAGTATAACTAAAAGCCAGTCCATCAGCTTCAAATTTCTCATTTATTAAATTTGGATAAGGATCTTGTCCTATAATAACTACCTTTACATTATTAAATGCACATTCTTTAAAGGCTTTAAAACAATCTGTGTCTTTAGGTGTAATTAATTTACCTAATTTTTTTTCTTCTTTTAAGAAGTCTATAATTTTTTCAAACTCTTTTGAATCAATAAATGGTTTTAAATGCTCAAACCATGTTTCTTCAAATAAGGGTTTAACTAAATTTGTATATTTACCAGTCATCTTCTGCTTCCTCCTCTTTGTTTATTCTTTCATCTACTTCTTCATCACTCCATTGATTATAACACCAAACATTTACAATATTTTCACTGTTATAATTTTTGTAACTCCAAACATTAGAAAATCCTAAATCTGCAAACATTTGTTGGATTAATCCATTATCTCTATCTAGAAAATAAATATGATTTCTGTCATCATTACAATTATTTATAATATAATTAAATATCTGTTCTTTCTCTGAACTTGATAAATTACTTACTGAACCAGAGTAAGGATTTACATCTCTAATTTGTAAACTTCCACAACTACTAGTATTATAACTTACATTAATAAAAAACTTAAATGAACTTACTTTTTCAACAATTAATTCATATTGTCCTAATGCTGTATTATTGTTTTTAATAGATATTGATAATTTCTCTTCCTTTTTCTTTCCCATTCTTTTTAACATAATCACTTATATCTTTTTCTGTATTAAATGGAGTAAATATACAAAATAATTTATATTGTTCATATTCATTTAATATTTTTTGTGTACATTCTATTCCTGAAGAATCATGATCATAGAATAATATTATCTTATTAAATCTACCTTTCAAATGTCTAAAAAAATCAGGATTAAACCAATGACCTTCTCCATGAGTTGCAACTGCTGGATAACCTAATTCATATAAAACCATTGCATCTTTCATTGATTTAGTAATATATATAATATCACCTCTTTCAGGTAATTGATCATAACCTTGAATATCCCATTCATTTGTAGCATTTGTATCCCATTTATCATATTTACCTTCATTAGGTATATAAATCTTATAATTTCCTGTTCTTGGAAAATAATAAGCATATATAGGATAGTTTTTTGTATAAGTTCTTTTAAATTGTCTATTTATATATAGATTTTTAACAGAAAACACATTAAAAAACATCAATGTTTCTTTAGAAATACCATAATTTAACCACCATTTTAAATCTTCTTCAGTAAATTCTTGTTTATCTATTGAAATTAGCCTTTTTTCTTTGATTTTAGGCTCATTAGGGACATCTCTAATGGTTTTACTCATATCTACATTTAAAGTGCCTAAATTAAGCTTAAAATCGTTATTTATAATTCTACAGGCTTCCCAAAAATTACATTTAAAAATTAACATAACATAAGAAAAACAATCACCTCCTACTTTTTTACCTAAATCTTTATACATTAACCTATTATTATAAGAATTGTAATATATACCAAAACTAGGATGATTATCTTTTCTATAAGGAGCTGAAAATATTTCATTTACTTTAAAATCATATTTGATATATTTCCTAAATATTTCTTCTTCTGTTACAAATTTTAAAATATTTTCTTTTGATAAAGTTAAATAATTAACATTTTTTGTAGATAACATAAAAAAAGGGGGAATTTCACCCCCTTATTATTTTTCAATTATTTACCAAACATTTTCAGAAGAGCCTGTTGCAGCTTCTTGTTCTGGTAGTCTTTTAATATAAGTCTTAGAAAGAGCTTTTTCAGCACCTAAAAGATCATATTTTGTTTTAGAGCAAAATGCACGATAACTAGGAAATCTCAAAGAAATTCCTTTTTTACCATTATCTGTTCTAGCATATTCTTCACCATTAAGGCTTATCCATACATATTCACTATTACAAACAATTTTAGAATATTCTTCTGCATATTGTTCGATTGTTAAATCAGCAGAAATATTATCAACTTGATCTTTTACTCCAAGTTCTTCTGCAAGATTACTTAATATGGTTGCTACTCTTTTTTCCTGATCAGGATTAGAAATATATACAGTTTTTACTCTACCTACTTTTCCAGTATGTCCTTCTACAGGTTTAAAACCTTCTGTAGTAATAGGTTCTGTTTCAAATTCAAATTCCAATGCAGAATTTCCTGTTGATGCTTTTTTTACTGTTACATTATTTACTTTAACCAGGAAATGTCCAGGTGCTAAATATGAACTAATGTAATTTGTGTCTTGTGTTTTTACTTCTTTTGTGTTAAACATTTTTTTTAATTTTTTAATTTAATTCTTCAAAATTTTATTTCTGTAGGTGGATTAAAATATTTGAAAGCAGCGTTACCAACTTCAAACTCATTAGGATCTTTATTAGTATAAATTTGACTCATAACACCTGATGACATTTTATAATCCAAACCAACAATATCTTCTATTGGTTTATTTTTTAATCTCCTACCATATTCATTTAACATATCTTTTGCTTTCTTTTCAACAAAAGATTTCGTGTTATTATTACTTTCAAACAAACTATAGAATATTAAATCTGGAAAATTCTCTAAATCCAATATAGATTTTGAATCTACTGATATAAAATCTGATTCAAATATTTGTTTTAATTCTCTATGATCCGCAATACTAATTATTCTACTATTAGTTTTGTTTAATAAATAACCATCATTTTCTGATTTACTTGCATAAATGTAGAATGATCCAATTTCAGCATCATATGCAAAACCAATATAGTTATTATCATTTGTTTGTAAAAGAGATAATAAAGCTTGAGAAAATTGTATTGATTTATTGTCATTTAATAATTCAACTACATACTCTCCTTTATATTTATCCTTTCTTTCTAATCTTACTCCTTTTTTAATTAAACCTGTACCTGAATATTCCTTATCTATGAAGTTTAATTCATCATATTTACAGAGAAATATTTGATCTTTAGATACAGTATTTTCATTATCAAGCATGAAAACTCTACAAAGTTCATCTTCTAAAACATCATATATGAAAACTTTAGTGTCTTTAGGAAGATTTGTATAATAAGGATTTCTTATTATAGCCCTTCTAGATTTATTTTTTCTAAAGGAATTATACTGTTTTTCTTGTAATTCATTCATTATCCATTATTGTATTTATCAATTAATAAAGAAACAATAGAAAGATCATTAGGAATATATAATTCTGGGAACATTCCTACAGGTGATTTAGCTGGAAATTTACCATCATAATTTGTGACAAATTCATATTTAACTTTATTATCATTACCTTTTGTTGTATTTGTGTAAAGTATTACACTAAATAAGCCTTCTAATGTTAAATAATCATCTACCATTTTACCGATAGTTTTCATTTTAAATCCTGTATCTTTATCTTCTTCTGGATGCCATAGAAAATATACCTTTAAATCTTTTCTTGTATTTCTTGATGCTTCTGCTATTTTAGCTATATTAACACCTATATCACTGAATTTGTTATAACCTGATTCTTTAGCTCTACGCATAAATTCAAAAGCCATAATAAATTGACCATCATCTATTACAATGTCTTTAACATCTGGTCTTGTATCTGATATAGCTTTAATAGATTTAGCTATAATATCTGCATCTGATGTTTCTAGATAATTACCTCCATCTTTAGGATGACCATTATAGGTTTTTATCCATCCTCTGAATGGTAAATCTTTACCTGAAACATTTATAATTACTGTTGTTTTAGGGTCTAAACCCTTAATTCCTAGTTCAGGTATATATCCATAAGATGTACTTTTTCCTGAACCACTTTTACCAACAATTGCAATTGCTGACATTTATTTATTTTAATTTTTTTCAATTTTAAACTATTATTTAGTGTGTATTTTATAGTTTAACTTAAATATTTAGAATATAAATTTGGATTTTTTTTAAATTCTTCTGCAGGTTCCAATTCCTGAAAATAATTACTTGCTCCATTAAAATATAAATTAACATATAAGTTTGCGCAACCATAATGTCTATCTTTTAAAAATATTAAACTTCTATATCTATCTTGAAGCTTACTTATATCATAACCTCGATAGCTAGTTATTTTATATCTTGCAGGTGCAAATAAACCTAATACTAAGTCACAATCTCTTTGAGTTTCTTTATTGTTAGCTAAACCATTTAAGGTTGGTTCAAGCTTTTCAGCTAAAGTTTCACCTCTATAAAACTCTTGTTTTTCTGTTTCAGCAGCTTGTTGATGAACATTTATAACAGTACAATTAAACCTTTTACAAAATCCTTTTAAACAATATTCTTTACTATAATGACCTATTGTAGCATGTTCTCCCATTCCATTTTCAGGAGTTAAAAGACTAATATGATCTGTAATAATAAAATAATGTGTGTCTGTATTATGTTTATAACCTGTAGTTATTTTGTTTTTTCCTTCATTTATTGATTCGTATGTATACTCTCCGATATTTTTAGATGATTCAAAATAATCTCTAACATGTTTATATATTCCAAATGGATTGTGAGTATAATCAATAACTTCAACAAATGATGATAATTCTGTTACAAAACTTTCACATTCTTTAATTTTTTCAACATTTTCATTAGATAAAGTATATTTACCTAAAGATTTTAATTGAGCTGTAGATAATTCAATGTTAAATTTTTCATATAACATTGTACTAATAAATGAAAGCCAAAATTCTTCTGCAGTTTCTTCAAGAGCAAAATACCAAAGTTTTACTTTTGTAGTAGGATTTAATTTAATAAAATTATAGATAGATGTAATGCAGAAAAATTTAGTAAATTTAGTCTTTCCTATGCCACTAGCTGCAGTAATCTCTATGAGTTTACCTTTTTCGAAACCTGGGAATTGATCAGCTAATCTAGGAAATGGTGGATGTATTGATAATTGTTTACCAGACTCCTTGAGTTTTTTATTCTCTTGTATTTTGGTAAGTATTTTATCAAACATCTCTTGTAAAAATATCTATTTTTTCATTATTATCATCTTTCATAATTTCTTGTATAGCTAAAAATTCTTTATTATTTAACCATGTTGATGAAGCTTTCATATATTTGAAATCTGAGAAAAGCTTATTAATTCCTGATACAGAATTATGTTCTCTCATGTTTAATTCATATTTTAAAGCTTTAATTACATCTTCATGATTATATTCATCAAGAATCTTTCTATACATTTTTTTACATTTTTCTTGTTCAGTTCTTAATATACGAGTTCTGGGAAAATGCATATATTTATCTGAACTTGGAAATAAATCCCAAAATTCCTCAAATTTCTCTTCAAAGGAAGTTAAATTAAAATCTTCATCTATTAATTCTTTGTTTTGATTTTTTAAATCATATAATACTTCTTCACCTTTATCAGTAACATATATATTAGTTAATATATCATATGTTAATTCAGTATCATACAGATTTAAATACTCTCTTCTTATTAGATTTTGTAATAATAAACCTCTCTGTTTTTCTATTTGAAGGAATTTCTCCAAAAATATAAAGTCCTTTTTGAAAACCAATTCTATTATCAGTATTTGATCTACTGTAATTTGATTTTCTAAAACTATTTTTTCTAATAGTTTTTTCAATATCATTTAATTCTTTTAATAACGCTTTTTCATTATATTCTCTTTCTAATTTTAAATAATATCTATCATAATCAAAATAATTATCTACGTATTCGTATTCCATCTTAAATGATCTTCTCTTGTTATATTATGTGCTCTTTCGTATTCTTTAATTCTTTTTTTTATAGAAATTTCTTCATTTTCATAATTTCTAGCTAAATCTCTTGATCTGCTCATTTTATGTTTCATTTCTATACAAGAATTTAAATCATTATATAAAACAGATAATGATGGATGTTCTGATTGCATTTTAGAAATATTAGCTTTAAAAGATAATTCTTTTTTTTCTGTTACTTCTTCTTTTTTATCAAAACTCCTTACTTTAATTTCTTTCATTTTTAATCATATTAAAAATTTAATGTTAATTGTTTACTTTCAATTTCATCTATTATTTTATTACATTCCCTTATATAAAAAGAATAATTAATATCATAATCTTTAAAATCTTTTTCAACAAAATCATTAAATATTGTTACTTGATAACCTTTATTAATTACCTCATTTGTACCTTTATTGTAATACTTATAAAATGTAGATCCTTTGTTAGATATATAATACCTAACATTCTTTTGTTGTTTTTCAGATACCTGTCTATCAATATCTAAATAATGTATTTGACCATAACTATCTCTTCCAAACTTTTGCCTACCACAGAAATCATAAATATTATTATGTTTCTTTACTGTTTCCTCAACAGGTATACCATTGACAAAATATTCAGAAATAGCTAATGGAATAATTCTAAAACTATTATCCTTATGATAAGCTGGTTCACTACCTACAACTTTATCCACTTCAAATGCACCTTTGTATTTAACTTTACCTTTAACATCAATTGCTATATAGTTATTGCATTTTATCCAGAAAATTTCTAATCTGGCTGGACTATATCTTCATTAACTTTTAATTTTTCTATTATATAACCTTTAAATATAATTTTATTAGTGTTCTTTCTAGCAAATGTTGGTAAACAATTTTTTAAACCTAATTCTTTAAGTTTTTTATAATCAACTATTATTGTTAAATTATCTTTGGTAAGATGATATTCATATTTAGTTAATGTTTTACTCATTAGTAAAGATTGATTTACTTTTCTTTTTTTATTGTTTTTCCAATTATTTGCTAATTTTTGTCCATGATTTTTTCTAATACCAGAAGACCATTCTTTTTTAAGTCTTTTAGATATTTTCTTTCTAGTTTTATCATGAACTATCATTTTTGTTGAAGAATCTCTTCTTAGATTATATCCAAATTTTTTATTAGTTGTATTATACTTATCAATAAAGTGTAATTCTCTTTCCGATAAATATTTTTCATCTAAAATTGTTTTTTCTAATATTATATATTCAAAATCTACTAAAGAATATTTTTTAATTGCATTTAACAAGTAGGGATTTTCATTATGATTTCTATGTTCATATTTTATATCACTTAAATGTTGATGTAATCTTTTATAAATATTTTTTGATTTTCCAATATATAACTTATTAGTAGTTATATTTCTAATTGCATATATTCCTGGAAAGGAATGTTTAATATCTATTTTCATATCTACAAAGATACTAAATAATTATTAACTGTGCAACTATTTATTGTTAAAAATTGTTAATGCTTGCTTATTCGGGTAATTAACCCTACTCTACTCCATTCACCCTTTGGTGTGTTTCGATAGTCTCTGAACCTTATTAATTAAACCTAAAATTTGATTTTCAAGAAATTCTACAGTACAATCTTCTGGAGAATCTCCAATTATTACTTCAATTGTTCCCCAATTAGTTCCAAAATAATAATTAGAACCAATTCCCCAATGTTTTTGCATATAAGTTATTGGAAAATGAACTTCACAAGTTTCTTCTAAACAAGCTTCTAATTCTTTTTGTTTAAAATTAAACAAACTTGTTAGTATTTCATTAACCTTTTTTCTTTCTACTTCAAAAGGAAGTTCTTTTTGTGTTATAATTTCTCTTATTTTCATATTTTTTTATTTAATATTAATTAATCTTGGCTGCTGATTGTCCAATCTTGAATATTTTTACACTATGGTAATTCAAGCTCTAAGGATGTTCCAGCAATTTAACAAGTTTAGACGCCAATTTTAACGTCTCTAATAACCATTTTAGAATATTCAACATATTCTAAAGTTAATTTAGTTTCAATTTCCCAATCAGAACATATTTTATCATAAACATGTTTAAAATTTATAGGAATTTTAACAGTAATACCATCAGTATTAACTTGAATCATTTGTAAACCTGGAATAGCATTATTTAATCTTTCACAAAGAACACTTAATAATAATTGACCATTAAGTGTAATAGCCATTGTAAATTTAGGATCATATAAGAAACTATTAATATCATTTGATTTACCATATGTGCTATTACTTGATAATTTCATAGCATCTGCTATTGAATTATTACCCTTAGCTTTAGCTTTAGCTCTCATAATTGTTAACTCTTCATAAATATTTACAAAAACTTCTCCTAAATGTTCAGGATAAAATTTATTTGTAATAGCTAATCTAGGATACATTTGTGCAACATCCGCATCAATTATAATATAATCTTCATTAGATTCATATACACCAGCTTTAATACAACCATGAATACCACCAGTACCATAATCATATTTAAAACCTTTATAAACAACTGATTGTTCAATAGAACCTTTAGTTTCAGTAATAGTTTGTTTCTTAAAATAATCAAGTAACTCATTAAATTCTTTGCTTTCAAAGTTTATATAATCTAATATACATTCTTTAAAATTAATACTTTTTCTATAAGTTCTTTCTTTTTTGACTTCCCAAACATCTTTTTCAGTCTTATCACAATATAATTTAAGAATTAATTGTTCACCAATTTTAGAATCACTCCAATTCATACATGGAATGTTATATTCTTGATTTAATGATTTTCTTAAACTAATTTTAGCTAAAGATTTCTTATAAAACTCAAATGTAGCTAACACATCATTCATATTATATTCAAGAATACTGGGTATTTCTTCTAATGTAATATCATCTCTAGTATGATCAATAGGCATTTCCATTACATTAGGATAATTCATAGATATTTCTAATGATTTTAAAGACGTAGACCTAGCTTTATTATTGTAATGCCATAGTTTAAATAAATCTAATTGAGGTATTAGTACTTCTGAATCTTTAATAGCTACAATTGTATTAAATTGTACCTTATTTTGTTCTTCAATTATTCTTTGAGCTTCTTGATAAAGTTCAGTAATTATTTGTTCTTGATTATTTCTATATTTTGCTAACCATTTTTTCCAATTAATTAACAATTTATGAATAATAGGATAATCAAAATTAACATTATTAAAACCAATATGACCTTTACATTGCTGTAAGTGTTGTACTAGTTCTAATAATTCAAATTGATCTTTATGTATTACATAAGAAACTACTTCTTCAGTATCTACATTTATTGCAGAATATGTAAAACAACTTTTAAGTGTTTCAATATCATAAACCCATAAATTACGATTTACCAATCATTTGATTTTTTGAGATTTTCAATATAATATGGAGTTCTTCCTAATCTTACTTGAACATTTGGTTTATCACTAGTATAAGTTCGATAAACAGGATGAAATACTGTTTGATTTGTTTCATTACAAAAACTACTTGATCCATTATTACAAGTTTCATTAAATACATCTTTAAAGGATGTTTCAGGATAATAATATAATACTGTTCTGTATATATCTCTTAAACCTCTAGATCTATTAACTCCACATTGAGGTTTTTTTTCACTATTTAAATAAGTAGGAGTTCCTCCAATTAATAATCTAATAGTTTCTTTGTAGCTTATAGGAATAATATCCTTAAATTTTAAAGGTTTTAATTTCCTAATTTCTTCTTCTAATTGTTCAAAAGATTTCCTCGCCATCTATTTCTAAAAATTTATCGATTATTGTATAATTTTCTTCTTGTATATCCTCTACATTTGTTGAAGGTATTGACCCTACACTTAACAAACATCTTATAGGAAATGTTTTAATATAACCTTTATTATAATAGTTACTATTAATTACTTCACATTCCCAATATTGAGCTTTATATACAATTTGTTCTTCTTTTTTCATATCTTCAAGAATGAAAGGAAGCCCCTCTCTTTTTAAAGAAAGGAGCTTTACTTTCGCTAAAACATCAGTTTCAGTTTCATAATCTTTAAAGACATAAGTTTCATCATTAATGTTCAACATTATTTCTTACTTTTAGAATTATGAGATTCTAAATGTTGTTTACCACATACAGTACATTTATATCCTTTAAATGGTTTTCCAAAGATATTCATTAATCTTTTAAACTTACCATAAATAGTATCTTGATGTTGATCTGTACATGTACAAGATTTAATTTTTGTATTTTCCATTTTGTATTATTTACCTGTTGAACCAAATCCCTTAGCTCCTCTTTTAGATATAGATATTGTATCTACTTCTTTAAAAGTAATATCAGGAATTGGCATAATAATTAATTGACCTACTCTTTCACCAGGAACATAAGGTTCTCCATCTGATACTGCAGAACTATACATTCTTAATTTAATAGATCCTTTGTAATCAGGATCTATTAATCCAACAGAATTTGCAAGAGATAATCCTTTATTACTAATAGAACTTCTTGGAATAAGAAAAGCTCCAAATCCATCAGGAATATCCATAGCTAACCCTGTATCATATTCAAGGTAAGATATTACACCATTACTTTCCACTTCTTTAACACTTACAGCTGTTAAGTCAAATCCAGCTGCGCCAGCACTACCTTGTTTAGGCATTGTTGCTTTTTCGTGTAGTTTTTTTATTTTTACTATCATTTCTTTTTATTTAATAGGACAAACTCCTGAATCACAATTTTCTATTTCAAAATCTCTCTCGTGTACTGTAGCTGAAGTAATAGGATCAACATCTTTAATCATTGCTTCATACAATTCTTTAGATATTGTTTGATAAGGTGCTTGTTTAAATCCATGATCATTATATAATAAGAAAGATAAAGTTTTAAAATTATCTTTATAATTTTCAGATAAATATTTTTTAATATCTTCTAAATCTTCTTTTTTATAATAAACTGTTACACTTACACTATTATCACTCCAGTCAGTTTGTAGTCTTTTAACTACGTCTAATTGATCTTTCCAGCTAAAAGTAGCTGCAATTGGTGTTCCTTCAGGAACTTTACAAGGAAAACTAACTACTATTGTAGATTTATCTTCTGTACCATCAAAATTAATCTGATATTCCATAGGATAACCATGTTTTCTACATGTTTCTATCAATGGTGAATTTGATGCAATTCTAATTGTTCTAATGTAATATGGTCCTGCAGGACTTGGATGTCCTCCTGGAGTAACTCCTGGTAATAAACTCAATGTACCACTAGGTTTCATTGTTGTTAGTTTAATACTTACAGGAAATTCATGTTCTTTAGAATATTCTACATCAAACTCTCTTAACCATTTATAAGCTTTAGATAGCCAACATCTTTGTTCTTCAGTAGCTTGAAGATAACCTGTAACACCAATACCCATTCTCATGTTTTGATGTACTATATCTTCAGTTTCTTTAATTGAACAATGTAAGGCTAAACTATGTTTACAAACAATGTAAGATAGTCTCAGATTCTGTAAAAACTCCTCATAAGATGAATAATTAGGTAAATAGTGTTCAGCTAGACAACAAGTTTCATTATTATGTAATCCTTGTTCAGCACATGGATTAAATGCTATAATACCAGCATCTGAATATTGAAATTCACCAAGTCTGCCACATAATCTGGCTAATCTAAGATTAATCAAACCATATGGTTCTCCTTGTTGATAAGTATCCCAAAATTCACTAGGTAATAAATCTGTATCATCACAAGCTACAGAATTATTAGACATAGCTCTCCAGTTAGGAATAGGACCTAAATCCCATCTTTTAGCTTTTAAGAATTCTAAGTCATCATAATCACCTATAGCTATTTGAGCACTTCTTCTAACATTACCAGCAACTACTATTGAACCTATAATATTCATTATGTCTAATGCATCAATAGGTCTTAGTTTTTTACCAGTTCTTTCATTTAAAATTTTACAGATTTCATTCATACCCCATACTAAGTCTTCAGGACCACTTGCTACACCTCCAAATCCCTTAATTAAAGCCCCTTTAGAGCGTATTAATTGGGTAGAGTAAGTAAATCCTTCACCAGAGTAGAAATAAGCCTTTAAAACCTTTCCTAATAGCCTTACCCAGCCTTCTCTTGTATCAGGTATTATAAAATCAGCTGATGCATCATCTTGTCTTACAATTTTAATCTTTTTCTTTTGTAATTTAGGAATTTGATATACATATTCTTTTTGTATGTTAAATCCGACCCCGCAGCCCAGCATTAAAAGCTCCATAGCCCATGTAAAAGGTCTAATTGGATGATCTACAACACATGCAGCACAGTTTTGAAGAGAAGGTAAACCTAATTTATCAACAGTTTTTGTACCTAATTGCCATACAAATCTCCCTGCAGGAGACCATTTTAGGTTCATTCTACTATTAAAGTAAGTTTCCTTCTCTTCATCTGTAAATTTAATTTTCAATTGTTTGTCTATTGCCCATAATTCTCTGTTAATTGTATCTTCAAATTCTTCTGTCTTTGAATTTACATCATCTTCTTTTAATCTTCTTGCATAGGTTCTTTTATAAGTAATATAACCTATTTCTCCCCAAGGAACATTAATTTTACTCAATTTACTTTTTCATTTTTCTTCTTTTTCAATTTTTATTAAAGTTGTTCTGTTATTTTTTTAAATATTTCACCATAATTATCATAATAATCACCATCTGCAATAAGCTCAAAATTATTATCATCATGACTTTTACCTATTACCTTTAATTCTTCTAATTCATCTTTAGATTCTATAACAATTTGTAATGTTACTGTAATAGGTTTAAATACTTCTTTCTTTTGATTTGTTGTTGCTGTAATTTTCATTTTGTTACTTTTAAGTTAGTTAATGCATAACTTTTTGGTAAATTAATACTAAATTTCTCCATTAACATTTGAGCAATATTTAAATTATGATTGTTAATAGCTTCTTGAATATTTTCAGCCATTAAAGAATCTAATTGATTACCTTGATTAATGAATTCAATAGCATGTTCCACTTGTTCATAAACCCAATACATTAATTCTTCAGATTGTAACCAGAAATTACTTGGTGTTCTACATTCAACTCCTGTATAACTCTTACCAAATCTAAAAGATCCAGATTTACCATAAAGAAATCTACGTTGATGATCATTATCTATGAATAAAGCAGGTACACTAACAAATAATTCTACTACTTTAACTACTTCTTCACAAAGTGACATATCTTTACCTTCTTCAAAACCTATGTGAATATGACCACCGCAACTTCTAAGAGTTTCATCATTACAATAAGGTTTTGGATTTACATCTTGTATCCAAGCATTATAATCAGGTTCACAACCAAATTCACAAGCACCAGGCATAGATAAATATTTGTGTTCAAAATTACAAGATGGAACAATCATTAAATCTAGATCTGTAGGTATATTCTTTTTGATATAACTTAAAGCCATTAAATGATTTTTAACCCATTCACCTGCTGATGAAGCTGGTGGTGTATTAAATTCACAACTCATATTATCAACTTGCCAACTAAAACCTTTTGGTAAATCTTTCATTGGTTCTGGTTTATTTTTTGTACCAGGTACTATACCAATTGCTGGAAATGGTGTATTTGATTCTATTCTTTTTAAAAATAATTCAGGGTCACTACCTAATTTAAAATTTTTTATTTTTTTCATTTTAATACGTATATATTTTTTTTACTTCCTTTATAAACTGTATCTTGAGAGCTATTATTTAAAATATCATAAGATAATGCATAAATACCATTATAATCAGGATCAGTAATTTTAAAAATCCTTGAGTAATACAGAGATATAATAACATCATCTTGTTTAATTTGACTAAAACTTTCTATTTTAGTTATAGATGTATATGAATATTTGAAATATTTCAATACAATTTCAAGTTCTGTTAATTCATCATTTATATTATTATTTAATTGTGAATACAAATGTTTAATCTCATAATTTACTTTTTCATAATCTTCAGATAAAGGTTTAAATTTAATTAAATTTCTAATTAAGTTTACTATTTTAATATTACTATATGTTATGTTATTTATAGTTTGATGTATTTTTTCACTATATTTTATATATTGTTTAAAGTCAACCCAAGATAAGTCCATAGGAATTACTAAACTTTGAAATATATTAAAAGTACTATCACGATCAACATAATCATAAAAATGTGCAAGTTTAATACTCTGAAAAAGAGTTAAAGATGAATTTTCTAATATGTGTAGTATTCTATAGATTAAGAAATTATTTTGTCGATACCATAAATATCTTACTAAAACTAAACAAATATATAATTCAGTAATGCTATTAAAATCTGAATACTTTAATTTAATTATATGTTCATCTTGATTTTGTTCATATACAAATTGCATTTTAAACGTTGTCTTCAATAAACTTATCCATTTATCTATAATATCCTTAGAAAATACAGATTCTACAGTTTTAGCAGGAATTACTAATTTAACTGATTCTTTTTTAAGATAATCTTGTTTAATTTCCTCTAAACATGATTGACTAGCTCTAGATTCTTCAGGATGATTATAATAATAATTAGTATAGTTTATGCTTGTTAAATCTTGATAACTATTACAATTGTTCATTCAATAATTGTTTTATTGTTTGTTTTACTACATTATTACATTGAATTTCTTCTTCATGCCATTGAATACCATAAATAGGTAATGTTCTATGTCTTACCATTTCAACATACCAACCATCTTCATCTATATATAGAGCTTCTAAACTATCAGCTAAATGAAATTGATGCACTGCCTGATGATGAAGAGAATTTACTTTAAAACCAGCATTTTTAGCTGGATTAAATAAATAACCTTCTTCCTTATTATATCCCACTACTGGTTTAACATGATGTGTTAATTCTGTTCTATGTCCAGAAGTTTCATGATACATGTTTTGTGTAAGTTTACTTCCAAAGTATGTACAAATCTGTTGCATACCTAAACAAATACCAAATATAGGAGTTTTATTATCTATATATTGAGGTAAATTTTTATGGAAGAAGTAATCTTTATATACATCTGTATTTCCTGTATAAAATCCTGGAACTTCTCCATAATCTTTAGGACTTTGATCCATACCACCAGGTAATACTAACAAATCTCCATTTTCTATTCCTTTTCTTGGAGTAAGTATTTCTACTTGACCAAATTGACTAAAATAATCTAAATAAGGTTTTGTTACTCCCCATGATTGATCACCTGTTGACCATCCTGGAATTAAAATTTTCTTTTTGTTCATTTGTTTATTTTATAAATGTTTTGTAATAACTAGTTAAATTTCCATATTCATCTTTCATGTTTTCATGTTCCATTTTATCAAAGTTCATTCTCCATACTCTTTTTTTAATATCACTACAATATCGACCTTTGAAATATGGTTTACTATAAAGCCATTTTACAACTTCAAGTAAAGTAATACTTGGATAATAATATTTACAAATCATAAATATATCACCTAAACTTCTTCTTCTACCTTTTGATGTTTGTTGAAGTTTAGTATCACTCCAAATAGTTTCAAATTCATTATTTCGTGCAAAGAATTCTTTTTTGAATTCTTCAAATGTTTCAGATCTTTTTCTAACAAATATATCAAATTTTAATGTTCTATTATTAAAATCTTTTAATATTCGAGTTTCTAATTCATTTAAAGAATTAACTGTAGCAGCAGGAATTACAGGTGCAATTTTAGTTGCATTAGGCATTAATACTGTAGTATTATCACTTAATTTAAATTGAGCATGAAAAGTTTCACCTGCACCAACTAAATTAATTTTAGTAATAGTTACTTTACCACTATTAACAATAATTTCTTCACCTAAAGTAAAAATTCTATTATTATCTTTATCTTTAATTTGATTAATTTGTAAATTATTAAATAAACATGTTAATAAATGATATTTAGTATTAGTTTCTGGATTATGATAATCACCTGCATTATCTAAAGTGTATATTTGTTGATAAGTATTTTTGAATTGTAATATTTGTAATCTTTTCATTTAATTTTCTTTTAATTTGTTTCTAATTTCTTCTAAAGTAATTTGATTAAAGAATTTACCATCTTTATAGATTACTTGAAGTAAACCACATATTCTTTTCATCAGTTCTTTTAACCCATTCTTCAGCTTGTCTACGATATAACTTAGCTATTGTAGCTGCTGTAGAAGGTTTCCAAGCTAATGATGATACAACTGTTTCTAAATATAATGTAAGCCATGCAAATCCATCTACTGTATTAATGAAAGTCATATGAGGAATATTAGGATTAGTTTCAATTATGCAACTTTTTACTGTTAAAAAACGTTAAGAACTTTAACTTTTTCTACATTATTTTCTTTATAAGAGTTTGTTGTGTATATTTCGTCAAAATACTTTAAAAGTTCGTCTGTTCCTTTACTAAAAATTGAATGAGTTACTATGAGATATATTTTATTTTTGTAACCAGAGTCTTTAAATTTTTTAGCAATATTAATAAATGTTGCACCCCCATCACAAATATCATCTATAATAATTAAGTCTTTATCATCAATATCATCATGATAATCAAATGGAATAAATGTCTGTGTTAATTTACCATCTTTATCTCTATCTTTACTACAAGTAATAATATCTCCTTTATAACCAATTTGTTCAGCTAATTTGTGGATTTTCTTACTTGCTCCAGCATCGGGGGATACTAAGATATAATCCTTAATACAATTATTTTCAAAAAATCCTTGTACCACTTGTAAATTAGATTCTTTTCTAAATCCTTTGATACAAGCTTCAAGTACATCGCTATGAGGGTCTATACAAATAACTGATTTAAAGTTTAATGAATTAATAATAGGACAAATAACATCTCTAAGATAATGATTACCACCTTCTTCAAATTTTCTATCTGATCTAGCACCCATAATATAAGGTGTATAAAGATGAATTTCTTCTACACCTAATTCTTTTAGCGATGCTACAGCACAAGTAATTAATTCTAAATCTAACCAGTTATTGAGACGTGATTTAATTATAAAAGGTTCTGGTACTAAAAATTGTGTAGGTAAATGTCCTTTATAATGTACACACTTTAATCCTTCAAATTTTGAATCAATTACAATATTTTGTTGACCATCAGGAAATAGTATCTTTTTATATTTAATATCAGATTGTTCTGGATTTGCTAAGTTTAATGTTTTCATTTAATTAAATGTTTATGTGTTTCATGATAATAATAAGGTTGATCAATTACATTATTCAATACATTATTCAAATAATCTAATGTATAACATTCTTCTACACTTTTAAACCACATCATTTCTGGATGAAATTGTACACCCAACCATCTTTTCTTAGGATACCATATAATTTCAGGTTCTATAACTTTACCTTCATTAGTTAAAGCTATATCTGGAAATTTTATTTCTTGATCCCAACCATCTAAATATGTATTAGATAT